TGCGAGAAGTTCCTGGAAGAAATAAGCCGCAAGCGGCAAGCTTCAAGCACCAAGCGCCAAGCTTCAAGCAGTTTAGAATGATTCTAATTAACAATCATAATTTGAACACAATTAAAATGTATAAATTAGTGTGGCTCATTGGTGTTTTACCGGGTCAAGCCGAAAACACAGCCACACAGAAAGAAATAAATGAAAACATCAGAAGCAATTCAAATAACTCACACTTTAAGTAATCCTTCTAAAATGCCTGGCTGGTCCTATGGCCTGCCGGCTAAGGAATGCAAAACGGGTTCCAAGCTCCGGCTGGTGAAGGGCAGCACTTGCTACAACTGTTATGCTCTTAAAGGCTGCTATGTATTTCCTGAAGTGAAGAAGGCACAGTACAAGAGACTGGCAAGCCTCAAGCTCGACCCGTGGACCACGGCTATGGCTGCGCAAATCAATTCAAAAAAATCTAAATGGTTCCGCTGGCATGACTCCGGCGACGTCCAGGACCTGCAGCATTTAAATAAAATTTTTGAAGTCTGCAGGTTAACACCGGCAACACGTCACTGGATCCCGACCCGTGAAGCGTGGACCAGGGACCACGTATCACGAGCCCCGGACAATTTAATAATTCGTTTTTCCATGCCTATGGTTAATCAGGAGCCTGCGGGCTCCTGGCCTAACACAAGTACTGTAGTGACAGCTGGCGCAACCTGCCCGGCCCCGCTTCAGGATGGTAAATGCAAGGAATGTAGAATGTGCTGGAATAAAAAAATAAAAAATGTATCATATGGTAAACACTAAACAAAAAGAAATCTTGAAAAAAATTAGAGCCCTGCCGCTGCGCAAGTACGGAAGCGCCAAGCATAAAAAATTAATAAAAGAATATATTAAATATGACTCATATTTTCCAACATCCAAAGTATTATAAAGAATTACGCAAGCGTAATAAATCGGACCAGGTCATTAGCTCAAAAAGCTCGACGGAGCAATTACAGCGTGAACCTGGTTCGGGCCACAAGCTCCAAGCGCCAAGCAAACCAGAACCTAGTTCAGGTTCTGAAGCTGCAAGCGGCAAGCCTCAAGCGTCAAGCGACAAGCTTCAAACTTAACCAAGCCACAAGCTACAAGCTCCCTGATCCGTGAACCAGGGATCAGGAACCACGGAACAAGTTTCGTGGATCGAGGACCGAGGGCCTCGACTAAGATAAATGTGTTGTTAAAATGTTTCACGTGGAACGCAATTTGGTGTGGAGAAAATCTGACTTTATTCCCCTTCGTGCACTTAAGTTCTAAAGTGAAAAAGTGACCAGAATTATTATAGCCCAATAGATCGGGAGTGCCAAGAGAGTTAAGATTTTCAATCCTGATCCACGAAATATCCTTAATATTTTTACGTACTTTCTGGTATAATTTAGCCTCTGGACCCATGTGGTTTTTGAGGGAATGCCCCCAAGCATTAATAGTCTTTTTGTAGCTTATCCGGTAGAATAATACTAGATGCTTTTTGAGTTTTAATAACTAATCTATGTGCTGTATGACCCTTCTGTCCAACAATTGGAATTGTATTTTCATGTACTTCCATTCTACGTACATCATGTAATTTACCATTCACTTCAACAAAGATTGCCGCATTTTTTATTGCGTCCGATCCTGCGGTGAATGAATTTAAAAATTGTTGCATGTCTTGTACTCTCATTATAGTCCAGCTTTTCTTAAAATTTCTCGGTATGTAGAAACTTGATCTGCCAGTCTTTTATTATCCTTTTTTACTTCGTCAAGTTCTTTTTTAATATTAGAGTTTAATATACTAATATTAGAATTCTCTTCAGATAATCTATTTATATCATCTACATGTTTTTTAGAAAGATTATTAATTATTTGTTTATTACCTTCTAATTGATTATTGGTTTTAATCCATTCCATTTCTTTTTTCTTATATGCCCAAATCTCTTTCTTATGTTGCTCTATTAAGAATGCTAAGTCTAATTGTCCTGTCTCATCTGTCATAATTTATGTTGACAATATAGGATAGTTCCCTTAAATTGTCAACATGGGAGTTCCAAAAAGATTAACAGAAATGCAGCAAAGGTTTGCTGAATACCTAGTGTTTGGTGGACCCGATGGGCCTATGTCTAAACGTGAAGCAGCAGTTGCCGCAGGCTATTCACCTAAACGTGCGATGAGAGAAGGATCAGAATTAACTAATCCGAAATATTCTCCACTAGTGGCACAGTACTTAGGTAAATTAAAAGAAGAAAGACTTAAGAAGTTTGAAGTAAACTACGAGACACACGTAGCTGAATTATCACGAATCAAGGAGCTCGCTTTAAAGAAAGGTTCCTTCTCTTCTGCAGTAAACGCTGAAACAAATCGTGGAAAGGCAGCAGGATTATACATAGACAGAAAAATAATAAAAACTGGTAAACTAGAAGATATGTCAGAGGAAGAACTAGAAGCAAAAATGAAACAAATTTTAGATGACTTCGCTCCGATTCTAAATGCAAAGACTGTGGAAGGTGAGGCAATTGAGGCACCTAAAGCTTCTGAATCCTCTTCACACAAGCCATCGGAATCATCGTCCGATCCCCAAACGTAAGACTACCATCATCTTCTTTATCGTAAGAAGCAAATAACTTAATTGCGTATCTATCTTTGTTATATAACCAACCTTCATTAACTGGTGCAGCGAGCTTCATCTTATTAAATCCTTTTTCATCGGCCCAGCCAGAGTCAGATAAAATATCAATCCATTCAACTCTTACTTTTGAATAAGGTATAACATCTTCAACGTTTTGACTTGAGTTTAGTTTTCTTCTTTTCTTAGGCATGCCGCACCCTATCAGGGATTACCCCTTTAGTCATCTTCAATTCTCTATAGGTATGGTAAAACTTTTGGAAAAAAGAGAAAAATGAATTGCTTCGCGCGCGGGGTTTTTGCCGTAGTGCTAAATATGACAAAATATTCTGTCGGATGACACTTTTTTTTAAGACATTTTGGCAATCATTATTGTTGTATACCAACACTTCTAAGCCAAAGTGACACTTTGACAAAATATCTAGAGTACTTTTTATTTTTTTTTTCAAAACTTTTACCATACCTATAGGGAATGTACTGAGAATGATTCTCAATCTCATTTGAACACAATTCTGCCACAATTCAGCCATTATTTAGCCTTCTTTACTAGGGAGTCTCCGAACTTACCCTTCCAGCCCCATGATCCGTGGTGCGTGGTCCATGAGTCGAGATTCGCGTATAACTTGAAACCTGCCTCACTGGCCATGTTACAAAAAGCAAGATCCTCACCCTTCCATTCATGGTTTTTAAAAGAAGTATCCCAAAAATTATAAAAATATTTATTAACAGCATCGCTCTCAGTTCCAATCTGATCATTCATCTTACCCCTTAATGCATCCGGGTATTCACACTTTAATTCAGGATGTTTCTCCATCAATACTTCAAATACCTTACGAGATATTAACATCAGCCCTGCAGGGCCCTCTGATATTTCTGCTAAATCCCAAGGTAATATATTAATAGCCTTTGGATCAGGGAATTTGACTGTATAGTCTACAACCTCTGGTTTATTTTTTAGTCTATAAGGTGTACAAACAATGTCCTTTTTAGGAACAAGCATTCTAAGTACAGCTTCAGGTGAAAATTCCACATCAGCATCAACAAATAACATATAATCCATCCCACTATGTAGAAAGCCACAAGTAGATAGATTCCTTCCATGTGTTACAAGTGAAGACTTAACCGACTTAAACTTACATTCAATTCCATTCTTACCTAAAGTTGAAAAAGTATCTAACAAAGAGACACAGGTTTCAACCTTCATATCCCCATAACAGGGCATTGCTACATAGACTTTAGGCTTGAAGGACATATATCTGATCGGGAAACCTCTCTATTACAATTGCTTTATATCGTTTCATCCATTCTGGGTTAAGAGCTAATTCTAAGTGCTCCATAGGGCTTTCATCTTTTTTTAAATTCCATAATTGGGATGTAAATATAGTATTTTGTTTGGTGTATCTTGTATGATTAAAAATACGGTCCGGGGATACATTGGAATAAACCCCACTACAGTAGTTATTTATATCGAATTTTTCGAGGGCTCTATCCATAGTAAAAGGTATATAAGTCATCGGACACTTATACCCATATCGTTCAACCTGTTCATCAAAAGCTTCCATAAGTTTATCGCATCGACCCCAACGGTCATCTTTGAATTCGTTTTCTCCCTGTAGAAATTTACCTTGTTTCTTTCTTATTTTTTCTCTCTGATTTATACGAGTGAGCTTGGAACAGAAATAACCCTTTTTAGAATTAGAAAAATTTCTTTGATTTTCTCTTTGATGTGGGGCTTCACCCTTTTTTACCCATTCACCATTAACTTTATACTCCGGTTTGTATCTTTTTTTTATGCCTTGTTCATTCAGATACCCTGACGTTGATGAGATATCACCAGTTATCTGATTTATATATCTTATGTCTTCTACGCCGGGGGCTCTAGGTCTT